CGATAACCCAGAATGGCAAGAAGCATGGAATAGTTTCCCGAAATATTAAATAGGAGAGATGAGATGAGTATTGAATATAAAGTTTACGACAACAATATGTTGCTACTCAAAAAGTATAAAAAGCCTTTGCGATGGATTGGGGAAGGGAATGATTGGAGAGTAGAGCAAATAATTAACGGAGAAGTAGAGAAAATCTGGGATGGGGGATGGACAAAAGCATATGCAGAAAAAACTAAAAAATATCTTGAACGATCTGCTGGACTAGAATTTTTCCAACTATAAAAACTAACAGGGGGCTTTGCCCCCTTAACTGGGAGAGATGATTTGAACCACAAAAACTTAAAACTACAGGAAGCGTTGCAGTCCCGAAACGATTTCTTGCAGAGTATGAAAGAGCTTGGAAATGAAAATTAAACTAACAATCTTGCAGTGCCTTCGGTGCGAGCATGAGTGGATTCCACGATCCACCAAGCTCCCCAAGGTATGCTCAAAATGCACCAGCCCATACTGGAACAAACCAGTTGAGCGATTAAATGTCAGCAAAGTGTCAAAGAATAGGGGGAAATGATTTCTAGCTTTTATTCTGTATTCTTATGCCACTTCTTTGAATGGTAATGATTGACAGAAGGGATATATATATATTCAGAGCCACGTTGCTTTGAAATCTCATAACAGATTTCGATAGGAGAAAGGTTCTCAGCCTCAGCCTTTTCTATTGTCTTACGCCAAAGGCTGTTTTTTGATAAATGTGCCACTGATAAAGTAATATTACTTTCAGGTTCCATTTATTATTTCTCCACTTTTAAACAAACCAATTTAATGTCGTTAACTTTTTAATCCCCTAGTACAGCTAAAATATCAGACTCATTCATCATCAAATATGGCTCACCTTCATAATTCATTTTCTCGCCTACGTTCTGCCCAAAATAAATCTTGTCACCAACTTCAACTGCTTTAACATTATTTGCCCTAGCAACAACATGACCTATCCCTGAAAAACTGCATACCTCATAATCGTCTTTAACCTGCTCCTGTTTAGGCAAGATAATACCGCCATCACTTTTTTCTTTAACCGCCTTTTCTTTTACCAACACTCTTGTTTTGACCATTCCTATTTTCATTTTTCCCCTTTTCACCAAAACATTATTAGATCCTTACCGTCCCTCACGATATGGCCCTGCAAAGTAATACGATATTCATCTGGCTTATACTCACGATAAGATGCAATCCGATGCGGTGTCATCCCGTCATGTAAAACCAACTCACCAACTTGGTACTCAATATATTCATTCGACTCCCCTCCAATTTTCATATCCATCCCACCGCCCCCGGTAGGCAACTCGATAGCTACAGTAAAGGCATGAGTGTCTTTATCGCCTATACCCAGCGTTGTATGTGGGGCATCCAGATGCCAATTCCCTGCAACCGTTAGCAACTTGTTATCAGATGGGAAAATATGGAAACCGGGGAGAGCAAGACTAGGATTGAACAACACCCATTCATCAAAGTAATTTGACAACTGGCCTGAAACTTCTTGATACAGTTTAAAAAACCAGTACAACATTCCGGGGTTTAATTGTTTTGCCCCGCAATAATATTTCTTAGTATTCCCATCCAAATAAGCAGATGCGCCAAGCGTATAAAAAGGGAAGTCGTAACTCCTACTTTGCCACTTCCCACACTCACGCAAGTGCTTGACCTCATCAGCGATTTCTTTGCAATCAATATCAAGAGGTATTCGATTCACTCTTTCGCTCCTGTACTTCTGGATTAAAATTCTGGTGATAAGTTTTAGAAATATCCATTAGGGAAACATCTTTTTCATCTTGTTTTTCCCCGTAATAATGTTCCTTCATCATCTCCAAGCATTTAATTGCCTTGTTCAAATCCTCGATCCCGTTCTTATCCTGATGCCTCACAACGTATTTGATGACACTCCCTACATCCATCCCTAGCTGATTTTTTATAATAAAAGTCCAAGGGTCTATTTCATATTTTGCATAGTAAGAGGGTCTTATATCCGTACTTCCCCCCTTCCATTGATCGTTCAGCTTTTTGTCATAAAATCCATTTTTCATAACCATTCAGTTATCCCTTTAAGTAAAAATAATTGGGGCTGACAACTTTTCCACCTGCGCCCCGACAGGTGTAGATGAACCCGTTGCCAAGGTGTACAACTATGAGTATTTAATTTTTTTGACCCTTTTGAATTGTAAAGACGGCTCCACTACCAATTAATTTAATGTGTGTTAATCCGATTCACGCAGTCGCACCTGCGGGTAGTTTGTTTCAAGTCTCAGAATAGGTTGAGACAATTTGGATAGGTTCCAGCCAGCCGCCCATATCCCCATATATTAAGCTGGCTTTCCCCTATTATTTTTCTTATAGTTGCTCATAATTCTGCACCTCGTTCTTCCCCCTGAGTAAACTGCCCCATACTATTTCTAGGTTGGGAGTTTTTTCTTTTAAAAGCTCTCTTCATTTTTTCCAATGAACCATCAGTTTTGTTTTTCTCTTTATGACAACTATTGCAAAGTAGCTGGCACTTTTGAAGTTCTGGTTCAACTTTTGCCCAAGAGTGAGTCAAAAAACCGCTAATAGAAAAAGACTTTTGTTCTGGGTAAATGTGATCGACTTCTAGGTTTTCTGTTTCTCCACATTTCACACAAATTCCACCTAAAAAATTTATTACTTTAGCTCTGCGCCTTAAATAGTGACGTTTCCATTTCGGCAACATATTCATTTCACGCACACAAAAAAAGGGCCAAACCTTGCGGAATGACCCTTTAATATTTCTAACCCTGTTCTAACCCGTGTTTTACCCCCATTATCAAAAAGGAACTGGGAGTCACAAAACCGAAATCTCCTTGTATTATTTAATGTTACCTGATATATTTTTGCTTTGGCCCCATCGTCTAGCGGATAGGACGCTGGCCTCTCACGCCGGAAACCACCCATATTAGGCGTTGTTTTAATTGGACTTAAAGACTTATTGATAACCATTCTAACCCTTTTCTAACCCGGATCGCTTTATTGTGCTGAAAGCCTCCGACATCGTTTTATCGTAAATCGCAGTATATTTCTCCGTCTGCTTTGACCCTTCCGCATGGGCAAGAGCCTTGCCGATCCAATCTTTGGTGTAGCCATTATCTAGTAATATTGACCCAACAAAACGTCTTAGATACTTGGAACCGTACCCTTCCAAACCAGCCTTGTCGAACTTTCTACGGATATATGTTGATGTTGCCTTTGGGTTGAGCTTTGGAAAAATTTTATCATCTTGTTTCAAAGGCCAAGGAACCATTTTAAAAATGTCTGCAAGAGGCTCACATATTGGGACTTTAATATGTATCTCAGTTTTGCCTCTTTCCTTTCTGATCCATCCGTCTTTAAAATGTCTAGGCTCTAAATCAAGAACATCTGAAATATCCATCCCTGTGTATGCCATAATCCAGTACACCGTAAAATAAGAACCATTCATAAATTTAGAAACGTGTTCTATTTGCTCTAGGGTTAGAGGGTGTAAAATATCTCTTCTAAGATTTATATAATTTGGTTTATCTAAAGTGTACCCTTTCCCAAAAACCCCTCTTAACAGCCTTTGCAAAACATCAAGCTCTTTCCCTATTGTTTCACCGTATGCTTGTAGCTCACCGTCTTTATTACGTTTGTGGCGGCTTTCGATGTAACCCTCAAGAACTTCCTCAGTTATATCTTTAGGTTTCATGCTTCCAAAATAAGGAATGATGTGGTTGTCGTAAATTCCTTGCGCTCTTTCCGATACCTTTCCCTTTAACTTCAACCCTGCCATGTTTCTCCGAGCCGTTGTTGGGTCTATCCCTCTTTCAATGTCTTGCAAAACTTTGCCTAGCTCAATCTGTGCTTTTCTTTTTTCATTCGCATAAGCATTTAATGAGCTTTGGATTTTTCGCCCCGGCCTTTTTGGGTCTGGAATATTTGCGTACCACCTTCCATCGACTAATTTCATATACACGGGCATCCCCCCTTTCACTTGGGATGTTACCATGTTTTTATTAATATTCATTTAACTTCCAGCCCCAAATAATCAATAATCGCTTTTTTAGCTTCCTCAAATGACCAGCAAGTGACTGTTTGATACCCCTCTTCATCCATTGCCGATTTAAATTCCTCTTGCTCTTTTGTTAATTTATTTTTTTTAAATTTCATCTCAATCCACAAGCCGGGAATAATTTTCCCAGAATAAGTTTCACGCTGAACCGGGAGAAAAATATCATGCACCCCTTTTTTTAAACCTTCGGCTTTCTCCCACCATCCATTTTTTCGTTTTCCACCGTTTGGAATACTAAACATCCATTTCAATTGAGGATGCCGATCCTCTAAAAGTTTTGCCCAACAAAATAAATTAACCTGCTCCTGATGTTCAGTCATAATTTTAACTCCGCAATATTCGGTTCATTCAATTCTGAAGTTGGAACTCGATATGCTGATGGCCTATGTGGTTGTCCAAAATTAGAAAGCCAGTCATCCCTCTTGGCATCTTTCCCCCATATCCAACCGTGAACTAATCCATCGTAGTAACCTTCCTTTTTAATTATTTCGACTAATACAAAAACATCGCTACAACTGTCATCAGGCCGCACAATTAAATTTCTATTTCTGTTGCTCCCGACAGTCCTCACCTGAATATTTTTTCCAAGATCAGCATTTTTAAAAGTGTCAACCGTTGCCGGGAAATAAAAGTTCTTTAGTTTCGCAACCGCCATCTCCCCCAGTACTCCGTATAAATTATCTTGCAAGTCTCTACCTTGATAACCGTGGTTATCTTTCCTCTTGTCTCGCACAGACATGGCATGGCGCAGTCCTGCAATATGCAAAGCAACCGAAACCTCAAACCACTCCAACCTTACAGAAAATTCTTTTCCGCTTTTCAAACTAAACTCCCCTTAAACATTCCTAACCCCTGCAATAAACACTGGCGTTACCATTCGCTTTGTTAAATGGCATTTTCGTTTTTGACATTCTTGTAATATTTTCTTTTTCTTCAATCCATTCACCCGCCCTGAAACGCTATTTATCCCAA